ACCGATCAACCGCAAACCAATCAGCCGGGCCTGGCGCTGTCTTCGCGCATCGGCTATCGCTCGCTGTCCATGGGAGGTTCCAATGAACTGGCGTGACCGTTTGGTGCCGGCGTCCTTTCGTGGGGTCGGTTTTTGGGTCGATCAGGCGAAAACCCCGGTCGGCCGCAACGGGCAATTACACGAATATCCGCAACGCGACCTGCCGTTTTTCGAGGACCTGGGCCAGCAGGCCAAGACCCACGACCTGACGGCTTTCATCGTCGGCCCCGATTGCCTCGAGCAGCGCGACAAGCTGCTCAAGGCGCTGGAGCAAGGCAGCGGCGAACTGGTGCATCCGTGGCTGGGGCGCCTGCAGGTCAAGGTCGGCGAATGCGACATGACCCACACCCGCCAGGATGGCGGGCTGGTGACTTTCGCACTGAAGTTCTATCCCGACCGTCCTTTGCCGTTTCCGACCGCCACCGTCAGCACGCAGAAGGTGCTTCTGGCCAAGGCTGATACTTTGCTGGGTTCTGCGGTGGCACGTTTCGAACAGGCCATGACCCTGATCAAGGCTGCGCGGATCGGCATCGCCAATCTGCGCAATAGCCTCACCGGGGTCTATGACGTGATCAAGGAACAGCTCAAGCCACTGATCGAGCAGTACAAAGAGATCACCGAGCTGGTCAAGGCCGTCAAGGAACTGCCCAAGGAAGTGGCGGCGGAGTTCAAGGGGCTGCTGGGCGATATCAAGGAGCTGAAGGCATTCGCGAAGGAGGGCTATCGTGGCGTGATTGCCGACGTGTCCCAACAGATCGAAGCCATCCGCAAGGCCGATGCGCCGAAACTCACCACCGGCAAGGACACCACGGCAGCGGCGCAGGCCATGGCCGATCTGGTGCAGGACACGCTGATCGTGAAAGTGGCGCAGTGGGTCGCCTCGATGCCGGTGGCTTCGACACCGGTGAAACTGACGTCGACGCCCACGGTGGCGCAACAGGCGATTCAACCGGTTACCCGCCAGGAAGTGCCGGTCACCGACGATCTGCAACTGCTGCAAAAAGAGCTGGTCGAGGCGCTCCAGCTGGCGCAGAACAAGGCCGATCCCGCGCACTATCAAGCCATCAGCGATGTGAAGGAAGCGCTGATCGCGCACCTCAAGGCTGTGGCGTCGTCCGGTGTGCGACTGGTCAGCAAGTCGTTTCAGGAAAGCCTGCCGGCGCTGGTCGTGGCCTACAAGCAATTTGCCGATGCGACCCGGGTCACGGAAGTGACCCAGCGCAACGGCATCGCTCATCCGGTGTTCTCACCCAACGATGTGAAAGTCTCCAGGGAGTGAGCCATGGACGAGATGGACAACCACGTCACACTGACGGTCGGCGACATGGAATATGGCGGCTGGAAAAGCGTGGAAATCAGCGCCGATCTGGAGCGCCAGTTCCGCACCTTCAAACTCGATATCACCTGGCAATGGCCGGGACAGACCGTCGATCAGCGGATCAAGGCCGGCGACCCGTGCGAGGTGCGGATCGGCAAGGATCTGGTCCTCACCGGATACGTCTTCAAAGCCCCGATCAGCTATGACGGGCGGCAGATCAGCCTGAGTGTCGAGGGCAGTTCCAAGACCCAGGATCTGGTGGATTGTGCGGCGCGAAACATCCCCGGCCAATGGCAGGATCAATCGCTGTTGAACATCGTCCAGGCCCTGGCCGGGGAATACACGCAGTTTGTGGTCAACGAGATTCCCGAGACTGCACGCCTGAGCAAGCACACGATCGTCCCGGGTGAAACGGTGTTTCAGTCGATCGATCGTCTGCTCTCGCTGTACCGGGTGTTTTCCACCGATGACGCCGAAGGTCGACTGGTGCTGGCCAGACCGGGCAGCGGCGGCCGCGCCAGCGATGCGCTGGAGCTGGGCAAGAACATCCTGTCGGCCAACGCGCCGATGGATTACAGCCAGGTGTTCTCCGAATACCGGGTGATCGGCCAGCAAAAGGGCAACGACAAGAAGAGTGGGGCGGCGGTCAGCGAGGTTGAATCCAGTGCGACCGATCTGACATTCAAGCGTCGACGCACCACCATCATCAACGAAGGCTCGCAACTCACGTTCGAACTGGCCCAGCAACGGGCCCAGTGGGAAAGCGCCACGCGCATGGGCCGGGCGCTGACCACCACCTATCAGGTGCAGGGCTGGCGCCAGTCCAACGGCGATCTGTGGCGCCACAACACGCTGGTGAAGGTCAAGGATCCGGTACTCGGGTTCGATGAAGACATGCTGATTTCCAAGGTCACGTACTCGTTGTCGGCGCAAGGCTCGGTGACCACCCTGCAAGTGGCGCCGCCGCATACCTTCGACGCCAATCCGATCCCACCGAAAAAAGCCTGAGCCGGCACCTCCCTCCAAGGAAACCCTATGAGCCTACTGACACGCCTGCTGGCGCGCGGCACTGTCGTGCTCGCCAGTTCGGCCTCCAAGCTGCAATCGCTGCAAATGCGCCTCACCGCCGGTGAAGTGAACGACGACGTGGAGCACTTCGAACCCTACGGTTTCACCAGCCATCCATTGGCCGGTGCCGAAGGCGTCGTCACGTTTCTCGGCGGTGACCGCTCTCATGCCATCGCCCTGGTGGTCGCTGACCGTCGTTACCGCCTGCAATCGCTGGCGGCCGGCGAGGTGGCGATCTACACCGACGAGGGCGACAAAATCCACCTCAAGCGCGGGCGGATCATCGACATCGAAACCGCCACGCTCAACATCCGTGCAAGCACGGCCGTGAACTTCGACACGCCGGTGATCAACCAGACCGGCAAGATCGTGTCCACCGGCGATCAGGTGGCCGGCGGCATCAGCCAGATCAAGCACGTGCACGTCGGCGTGCAGGCCGGTAGCGGCCAGACCGGTGCGCCGGCGGGAGGCCAGTGATGTTTATCAGTCAAAACCTGCACGCCGCGCTGACTCGCGCGGTGTTGATCAGCCTTTTTACCTGGCGCCGCGCTGCCGACGACGATGCCCTCGACGACGAGGAACGTTACGGCTGGTGGGGCGACACTTTTCCCACCGTGGCCAATGACCGCATCGGTTCGCGGCTGTGGCTGCTGCGTCGGGTCAAGCTGACCCGCCAGACACAGATGGACGCCGAGTTCTACGCCCGTGAAGCCTTGCAATGGCTGATCGACGACGGCCATTGCAGCGCCATCGACATCATCAGCGAACGCCTCGACGCCCAGCGCCTGAACCTGCGCACGGTCCTGACCCTGGCCGACGGCGAGCGCCTGGACATCAACCCCGAAAACAGTTGGCAGGTGATCTATGCCGTTTGAAACCCCTTCGCTGCCGGTGCTGATCAAGCGCACCCAAAGCGACCTGGCCGGCGATTCGCTGCGCCAGTCCGATGCGCAAGTCCTGGCCCGCACCCTCGGTGGTGCGGTCTATGGACTGTATGGCTATCTCGATTGGATCGCCGAGCAGATCCTGCCCGATACGGCCGATGAGTCGACCCTGGAACGGATCGCCGCCCTGCGCCTGAACCAGCCGCGCAAATCCGCGCAGGTTGCCACCGGCAGCGTCAGCTTCAGTGCCAGCGCCGGGGCGGTGCTGGATGTCGATACGTTGCTGCAATCGAATGACGGCCGGACTTACCGGGTCACTGCCGCACGCACCACCAGCAACGGCGTCAACAGCACGACCATTGCAGCCCTGGATCCCGGTAGCCAGGGCAATGCCGATGCCGGGCTGACACTGGTGCCGGTGCAACCGATTCTGGGCATTGCCGGTAACAGCTTTACCGTCCTGGCACCCGGGCTGACGGGCGGCATCGCCCGGGAAAGTCTGGAGTCCCTGCGTTCGCGGGTGATCCGCTCCTACCGCCTCATTCCTCACGGCGGTTCGGCCCAGGACTACGAGACATGGGCGCTGGAGTGCCCCGGGATCACTCGGGCATGGTGTCGCGGCAACTTCCTGGGGCCGGGCACGGTCGGCGTATTCGTCATGCGGGACGACGATGCGCAGCCCATTCCCAATGACGAGCAGCTCGCTGAAGTACAGGCCTATATCGAACAGTTGCGGCCGGTGACGGCGGATGTGCGGGTGCTCGCCCCGGTGCAAGTGTTGGTCAACTACAAGCTGCGCATCACCCCCGATACCAGCGCAGTGCGGGCAGCGATCGAAAGTCAGCTGCGTGATTTGCACAACCGAGAAGCCGGGTTGGGGGAGACCTTGTTGCTCAGCCACATCTCCGAAGCCATCAGCAGTGCAACCGGCGAGACCGACCACTCGCTCTCCTCTCCGAAAGCCGACGTGACAGCCGCCAGCAATGAGCTGCTGACCTTTGGAGGTTGCGAATGGCTGTCCTGAGGAACGCCGAGCAATACCGCAGTCAACTGCGCAGCTTGCTGCCCAGCGGTCCGGCCTGGGAACTGGAGCGTCTGCCGGAACTGGGCCAGGTGCTCGATGGCATCGCTGCGGAGCTGGCACGACTGGATGCGCGCGCCATCGTCCTGCTGAACGAGATGGATCCGGCTGGCGTCAGCGAGCTGGTGCCGGACTGGGAACGGGTCATGAACCTGCCGGATCCGTGCCTTGGCGCTACGCCTCTGTACGACGATCGACGCCTTGCCGTACGCCGGCGATTGCTGGCGGTGGGCGGACAGACGGCCGCGTATTTCATTCAGATCGCTCGCAGCCAGGGCTATCCGGACGCCACCGTCACCGAACTTCGGGCACCCCGCATGGGGCGCTCAAGGTTTGGTCAGGCGCATTTCGGGACCTGGAAGGCGCAGTTCATGTGGGTACTCAACACCGGTGGGCGCCTGTCGCTGGGCCGTCGTTATGGCGCCAGTTACTGGGGCGAACGTTTTGGCATGAACCCGGGCTCTGCCCTGGAATGCCTGATTCACCGCAGCGCACCGGCTCATACGCAGGTGCAGATCAATTATGACTAAGGAATGAATAATGGATTATCCAAAGAGTGTGCCCAGCGTTGGACTGGTCAATGGCAAGTTTGTCGATGAAAACCCGGTGGCGGGAACGCCCGGTTCGCTGATTCCGGCGATCTGGGGCAACTCCGTCACCGATGAATTGCTGGGCGTTATCAAGGGCGCCGGTGTGACTCCCGACGAAGTCGATCTGGGGCAACTGTTGCTGGCTGTGCGCAGGATCAATCAGACCGGGCTGGTCGATTACGCGATGGACACGGGCACAGCCAATGCCTATCGCGCCAACTATGCGCCGGTCGTTCTCAATGTGGTGGACGGGTTGGTGCTGCGTTTCAAGGCCCTCAATGCCAACACCGGTGCCAGTACCTTCTCGGCCAACGGACTGGCGGCCAAACCGATTGTCGGGGTTGACCACAACGCGGTTCAGGAAGGGGAGATCACGGCATCCGGCGACGTGTGGGTGCAGTGGAACAGCACCATTGCCGGTGGCGTATGGGTGATGATCGCGAGCACCGGCATGGTCAAACAGACCGGCAGTGACATTGGTGATATCAAAACCGTAGCCACGGCAGAGCCGCCCAAGGGATGGCTCAAATGTAATGGTGACATTGTTTCCCGCACGCAATATGCGGCGCTCTTTGCGGCGATCGGCACGCGATTCGGGGCCGGTAATGGCAGCACGACTTTTGCCCTGCCGGATCTGCGCGGCGAGTTCGTGCGGGGCTGGGACGATGGTCGCAAGGTCGATAATGCTCGAGTTCTGGGCAGTGCCCAGGCCGGTCAGAACCTTTCGCATACCCACGGCGCTTCGGCGGCGGCGGCAGGGGCGCATGCCCACGGTGCTTCGGCGTCCGTTGCCGGCAATCACGCCCATTCCGGTATCACCAATGAATCCGGGGATCACCAGCACGGCATTCTGGCTTCGGGTAACAACACTTCCTATGGCCGTCAGGGTACGGGCAGTGGCCCTGGTGACTATGCCGCCGTCACGGCTCCAGGCGGTAATCACGCGCACGGTCTCTATATCAACGCGGCCGGTGATCACTCGCACGCGATCACGGTCAACGCTGTGGGTGATCACACCCACGCGGTGACGATCGCTGCAGACGGGGGCAATGAAGCACGCCCACGAAACGTCGCGCTGCTTTACGTCATCAAGTACTGAACCGAGTACCGCAGGCAGCACAGTGCGTGCCTGCGGATCACTTCGGTTTCGCCTTTCCATTTGTCAGTCACGGGAGCGAACGACGGTACTCCTGAAAATTCTGGCAAAAAATGGCTGGCTGGCATCAGCCTGCAGCCATGGTTCAATCGGAGCATCCAGGGAGGACCGAGCATTATGCAAATTACTGAAGACAACCTACTCAACATCATGCCCAACGCCCGCCGCCAAGCGGGCGTTTTTGTTTCACCGCTCAACGACGCCATGGCCCGCCATCGCATCGATACACCGAAACGCATCGCTACGTTTCTCGCTCAGATCGGACACGAGTCCGGGCAATTGCAGTACGTACGTGAGCTGGGCAACAACCAGTACCTGAGCAAATACGACACCGGTACGCTGGCCTTGCGCCTGGGCAACACGCCCGAGGCTGACGGCGACGGGCAGAAGTATCGCGGGCGCGGGCTGATCCAGATCACCGGGCGCAGCAATTATCGTCAGTGCAGTCTCGGACTTTTCGGTGACGAGCGCCTGCTGGCCTTGCCTGAGTTGCTCGAACAACCGCAATGGGCGGCGGAGTCCGCGGCGTGGTTCTGGGAGAAGAATGGCTTGAACGAACTGGCGGATCAGGATCAGTTCAACAGCATTACCCGGCGGATCAACGGCGGGTTGAACGGTTTGCAGGACCGCCTCGACATCTGGGCGCGGGCGAGGGCAGTGTTATGCCAGCCTTCGGTCTGAAGTTCTGGTGTGTCATCGGCGCTTTGCTGCTGGCCGGTGGTTCGGCGGCGCTGGCCTGGCAGGTCCAGGACTGGCGCTACGAAGGACGGCTGGCCGAGCAGGCCCGGCTGCATGCCGAAGCCCTCAATCAATTGACTCTGACCGCCGCCACAGCGCAACAGGCGGAGCAGGACAAGCGCCTGGCCCTGGAGCAACGGCTCACGGCCAGTGATCAAACCCATTATCGAGCACTGAACGATGCCCAACGTGATCAGGATCGCCTGCGCGATCGTCTTGCCACTGCTGATCTGCGCCTGTCAGTCCTCATCGACGCAGGCGACGCTGCCCAAGGCTGCGGTGTGCCAGCCACCTCCGGCGCCGGCGGCGTGGATCATGCAGCCGTACGCGCCCGACTTGACCCGGCGCATGCTCGACGAATTGTCGCCATCACCGGCGAAGGCGACCGTGGACTGATTGCCTTGCAGGCTTGTCAGGCCTATATCAGAGCGCTGGCGCCCGAACATTTTGAATAAGCTTGTGTATTGAAAGCGCAACCGGCTCGTGTACGGTGGTACCCATTCCATCCGATCCGGAGCGCGCCGTGAAAGAAATCACCCAACTGGCGGCCGAACTTGGCCGACGTCTGCAATTGCTCAATGCCCACGTCACGACGGCCGAGTCCTGCACCGGTGGCGGGATTGCCGAAGCCATCACCCGCATTCCGGGGAGTTCGGCGTGGTTTGAGGCGGGTTACGTGACCTATTCCAACCGCCAGAAAACCCAGCAGCTGAATGTACCGACGGAGCTGTTCGGCACCGTGGGCGCGGTCAGTCGCGAAGTGGTCGAGGCCATGGTGCGCGGCGCCCGGGAAAAAAGCCTGGCGCGGTTTGCCGTGGCGGTCAGCGGTGTGGCCGGGCCGGACGGTGGTTCGCCGAACAAACCGGTGGGCACCGTCTGGCTGGCGTGGGGTGTGGGCGACACGGTTTCCAGCGAGGTCCAGCACTTCCCCGGCAACCGCGACGAAGTCCGCCGACAAACGGTGAAGGCCGCGCTAGAGGGCTTGCTGCGACTAGCGGCACGAGAAATCGAAAATCAGGGGTAGGCGATCCGTGAACGCTGTGGAATAATACTGGCTACTTATACAGGTGTTGGCCGTCAGGCCTTATTGATTACGTGAGGACTTTAATGGACGACAACAAGAAGAAAGCCTTGGCTGCGGCCCTGGGTCAGA